TATTAACCGTGATGGAACAAAGAGCTAAAGTTATGGGTAAAAGCCAGGTTGCATCAATAGCTAAAAAAGGAAAGGAAGCAATACGAAATGCCACTAACAGAAAAAGGTAAAAAGATAATGAAGTCCATGAAAAAACAATACGGCAAGAAAAAAGGTGAAGCTGTATTTTATGCTTCAAAGAATAAGAAAAAAATAAAAGGTGTAGATAAAAAGAGGAAAAAATAATGGAACCAGAACAAGTATTAGAACAACTAACAAAAAGAATTAAGAACAGAGTAAATCAACTAGCTTTGACTGTTACGTCAGGGGGTGTTGACAATATGGAAACTTACAAGTATATAATAGGACAGATTAATGCACTGGAATCAGTGCGTCAGGAAATCTCTAACCTGCAACAAGATGAAGGAGCAAAAAATGAAAACACAGGAAACGTCGTCGACCTCCAAGGAAGAAGTCCCAAAAATTAAAACAGGTCTATTAGACAAATACAAAAAAGAACCTAAAAAAGAAGTTACTAAAGAAACTACAAAATTACCTAAACCAACTGGTTGGCGTATGTTAGTTTTACCATTTAGAATGAAAGAAAAAACTGATGGTGGAATTATCATGGGCACAGAAACAATTGATAGACAACAAGTTGCATCGCAATGCGGAAACGTATTAGCAATGGGACCTGATTGTTATAACGATAAAGATAGATTTAAAGATGGTCCATGGTGTAAGGTCGGAGACTGGGTAGTCTTTGCACGTTATGCCGGATCTAGAATAGAGATTGAGGGTGGGGAAGTTCGTCTTCTTAATGATGACGAAATATTAGCAACCGTACAGGATCCAACAGATATCCTGCACAAATACTAACATAGGAGGATACTATGCCAGAAGAGGAAAAGAAAAAAGAAAGTCCGGTGTCTACTGAACCAATGGTAGATATAGATACATCAGGCCCAGAGGTTGATGTAACTTTGGACGAAAAAAAAGATGAAGCAGTAGTTGATACTGCTCCAGAAGAAACGACAGAAGAAGTAGTAACAGAGAAAAAAGAAACAGAAAAAAAGGAAGATGAAAAATTAGAAGACTATAGTAAAGGAGTGCAATCACGTATTGCAAAACTTACACGTAAAATGAGAGAAGCAGAAAGAAGAGAAGCTGCTGCTCTACAATACGCTGAGTCTTTGGAAAAGAAAAGAAAATTAGATTTAGAAAAATTTAATAAAGTCGATTCTGAGTACAATACTAAATTTGCAGAGTCTATAAAATCTGAAATGGATGCAGTTCAAAAACAATTGGCAACTGCTATTGAAAGTCAGGATGCGGCTGCGCAAGTTCAGGCAAACAAAAGAATTGCTGAGTTAGCATTTGAAGATGCTAAATTAAAGCAAAAACAATCACAAACAGTTGAACAGGAAAAACCTGTAAGACTATCCGACGGTGGACAATTACCACAACAAACACCACAACAAATGCCTCAAGCTGATCCTATGGCTGAAGATTGGGCTGCAAAAAATTCATGGTTTGGAACAGATAGAGCTATGACATTTACTGCGTTCGAGATTCACAAAGATCTAGTAGAAAAAGAAGGCTTTGATCCTAAATCTCAAGAATATTACGAAGAGATTGATAGAAGGATTAGAGTTGACTTCGGGCACAAATTTGGTAATAATGAAACTAAGCAACCGAGCAGGGCCGTTCAGTCGGTAGCTTCAGCAACAAGAAGCTCAAAACCTGGTCGCAAACAAGTGAGACTCACATCGTCTCAAGTAGCAATAGCTAAAAAATTAGGTGTGCCACTCGAAGAATATGCAAAACAATTAAAACTCACGGAAGGAGCATAAGCATATGAAAAAAGAAAACGAAAAAGTAACTTCTCGTGCGGCTGGAACTCGGTCAAAGACTGAAAGACCAAAAGAGTACAAGCCCCCATCATCTCTAGATGCACCACCAGCGCCCGATGGATTCAGGCACAGATGGATAAGAGCAGAGTCACTTGGTTTCAATGATACTAAGAATATTCACGGTAGATTGAGATCTGGTTATGAGTTAGTGAGAGCTGACGAATACGATGACGGTGATTCTTACCCTATTGTCATGGATGGAAAATACGCTGGAGTCATTGGAGTAGGTGGCCTTCTCCTGGCAAGGATACCTGAAGAACTCGCACAAAGTCGTGTTGCCTATCAGCAAAGACAAACTGAAGGTCAAGACGAATCTGTAGAAGCCGACTTACTGAAGGATCAGGACAAAAGAATGCCGATGAAATTCGAGCGTTCTAGCAAAAACTTCGGTGGTACTAAGAAATAAAATTTCCCAACACCAACGAATAAATTAATCGAACTGGAGGCCGTTTAACGACGGCAGGTTCATAAGGAGAAACATAATGGCAAATAGAAACACGCAAGGTTTTGGTTTGATCCCGGCTGGAGTATTAGGTGCAACACCTTCTACTGGCGGTCAGAACAAATACAAAATCGACAGTGGCTATCCAACTAGTTTATACATGGGAATGCCTGTGCAGTACGATTCTGCATCGGGTGCTAACGTGGATCCTGGTTATGTAGTCACAGCTCAAGACGCTATTACAGTTCCAACGATTGGTGTATTTAATGGTTGCTTCTTTACAGATGCAAATACATTAAAACCAACTTTCTCTTCATTCTATCCTGGTGCTACAGTACCGGCTGCGAATGTAAATAACGGAGATACGGATGCGTTTGTAATAGACAATCCATGGCAGCAATATGTTGTTCAGTTAGATGCACGTTTAGGTGCAACTGGCGATGCAGCACAAGTTAACATGGGAAGAACAATGGGTTTAACAGTTAGAGCAGAAGGAACTACAACAGCTTCCGGTTCTACAATATCTGGACAATCCAATGGTCAATTAACAGTAGGAACTGTTCATGACATCAACAACCAATGGAGATTATTAAGAGTAGCTGAAGATCCTGAAAATGAAGATCTTACAACAGCAGCTCAAACTAATCCGGCATTAGCAAACTTTTCAGGTTTCGCTTCTGTAGTTGTGGTTGTTAACAAGTCACAATGGTTCGGAACAGGAACGATAGGAGCATAATATGGCAATATCACGAGCACAACTAGTTAAAGAACTAGAGCCAGGTCTGAATGCACTATTCGGTCTGGAATATAAAAGGTATGATAATCAGCACGCTGAGATTTATGCCACAGAGTCATCAGACAGAGCTTTCGAAGAGGAAGTAATGTTATCTGGCTTTGCAAACGCAGATGTAAAAGCAGAAGGAGCTGGCGTATCATACGATGATGCACAAGAAACTTATACTGCTAGATACACAATGGAAACGATCGCTTTAGCTTTCGCTATCACAGAAGAAGCAATAGAGGACAACCTTTATGACAGACTTTCTTCTAGATACACAAAAGCTCTTGCAAGATCTATGTCCAATGCAAAAGAAGTTAAAGGTGCAGCAACCTTGAATAACGGTTTACCAGCTATCGCAGCTGCAAACGCGTTTCAAACAGGTGACGGCGTTAACTTGTTTTCTACAGCACACCCAACAATTGCGGGTAATGTAGCAAACACTTTGCAAACACAAGCTGACTTAAACGAAACTTCATTAGAAACAGCGTTAATTGATATCGCTGCTATCACTGATGAGAGAGGTTTAAGAATCGCAGCAAAAGGAGTTAAAATGATAGTTCCTTCTGCGAACCAGTTCAATGCTGAGAGAATTTTAAAATCTCAAGGTAGAACTCAAACAGCTGATAATGACATCAATGCAATCAACAGCATGGGAATGATTCCTCAAGGTTACAGAGTGAACAATTTCTTAACTGACCCTGATTCATTCTACATTATCACGGACGTTCCAAACGGTATGAAAATGTTCTCAAGAACTCCATTGACAACTTCAATGGAAGGAGACTTTGATACTGGAAACGTAAGATACAAAGCTAGAGAAAGATACGCTTTCGGGTGTTCTGACTTTAGAGGTATCTTCGGTGTTGAAGGTGCGTAATCAATAGATTTTATGGGGCGGCCTTAAAACCGCCCCATTTACAATATAAACGGTGAGATTCATGAAAAAATTTTTAGTAAATATTTGGGCTTATAATTATCACGCAAAATTTGAAGTGTTATCTGAAGATAACGCAAAATCCCTAGAAAATGCAATCCTTGACAAACTTGGAGAAAATAGTATAAAATGGGAAGATCTTGGAATTAGTTATGATGACAAGACTAACAGAATAACTTATGAGGAAGTTATCTATGATACAAGACCTATACAAACAAAAAAGGTCCTTGGAGTTGAAGTGGGAACAGGAGCATCTATCTAATGGTAGATATACTCTTGAAATGGTCCGGATCGATGACAAAGTTAAAAAAGTCATCACAAAGATCAAGCTGGAAGAAGCAGCTATTGCCCATAGACAGAATACTGTCGAAGGAGCAGCTCCACAAGTTTCTGTAGCTACTTAATCAAAAGCTACATTGCTGAAATGCATAAATACCGTAGGCTCTCTTGCACTCCACTAAAAACTAGTATATAAAAACTTCACTATACAATTTAAATTGATACGTAGACGCGTATAGTCGACGGCCTAAAGACTATGTATCTTAATTAGGAGGATAAAATTATGGCAAATACTACATTTACAGGACCAGTTCGATCAGAGAATGGTTTTGAAGACGTAACGAAAAACGCAACAACAGGTGCATTTACATCTAATGCATCTTACGGAAAAGCTATCAGAGGTGGCGTTCAATCTTTATCAGGAGCAGGAGCAGTTGACCTAGATAACTTAATAACTGAGTTAACTACTACTGGAGCTAATGCATTAACTTTAGCCGATGGTTCAACTTCAGGACAAATTAAAATTGTTAACATGATTGTTGACGGTGGAGACGGAACTTTAACTCCAACTACTTTTGCAAACGGAACTACAATTACGTTTGACGCAGTAGGAGAGTCAGCTACTTTAGTTTGGAACAGCACTGTTGGTTGGGTTGCAACTTCAACAGTTGGTGCAACAATAGCGTAATAGTTAATTATCTTGGTGGGAAACTTCGAGACTTTTTGATCTTGATACCCACCAAGACCAATAAGGAGATAAAATATGAAATCAGATGTAAAAGCAGTAAGAGTTACAGGAGCTGGCACAGTGTTCGCAGGTAGAACAAGATTAAGAGGATTAATTGTTGTTAGCGACGGCGGTGGATCTGCTGGAGGAATAACTTTGCAAGATAACACAAGTAGCACAACTTTGTTTCAAGCAGATGTTGCTAATGGAGATGTTTTTTCTTTTAACATTCCAGAAGATGGCGTGGTTTTTCCAGGCGGAATAAAAGTATCTGCAATACCAAACGTAACAGCAGCGACTTTGTTGATAGATAAGTAGGAGATTAGATGGCTACGTCTGGAACTACATCGTTCGATCTTCCGATCGACGAAATTATTGAAGAAGCATTTGAAAGAACAGGAATGCGTGGTAACCGAACAGGTTATCAATTAAAAAGCGCAAGACGTTCTTTAAATATCATGTTTTCTGAATGGGGAAACAGAGGTGTTCACCTTTG